CGGTTCCCTGCCTGGTTTGTTGCTGCGTACCAAGCGCCGTACGGCATCATAAAACGAGCATAAAAACCAGCGTTTCTGGCGTAATGTTCGACCCCTTGCGGGGGCACTTGAGAAACGCCTAAACCCTGGTTTTCCAGGGTTTTTTTATGTCCTGAACCACGCTCGACCACGCTCGACCACGCTCAGGCCCGATTTGCGCCGTACGTGGCGCCGTACATTTGGGCCGCGCCGTACATGCCTCATTTCTTGGTCTTGGTGGTCTTCTTCTTGGCAGCCCCCTGCCCTGTTGCTTTCGTCCAATGCTCGTCTGTAACCATCAGGTAATGGTCTTTTGCGACCCTGGTAGAGTGGCCTAACCAAGCATCACAGACGTGAGAGGCGAATTGTTCCTCAAGATCCGTTCGGCAACTAGCTCGCAGATTGTGCCAGAGCTTCGGCCACTGTTTGAGGCCGGCCAGCAGGATCGCTGATTCGAGCCATCTGCGGTACGTGGTGCCTGCGGAACACCGACCAGTCGGAAACACCCAAGGTGATTCGCTGGCGGCCTCAGCAAGGTTGAGCATGTGCTTATAAACGATTGGTACCATGGGGACGACGCGCAAGCCGGTCTTGGTATCCTTGGGAATCGTGATTCGATGCTTCTCGAAATCGACATGCTTCCATGTCAACGAGCTGATCTCGTGTGGAATCCGCAGCCCGGCAAATCGAGCCAGGACGAATGCAGCCTTGGCTTGGAGCGACCCGAGTTTATCGAGGATCAATTTTGCGTCCTCAACGGACACATGGTGCCCGCGTGTCTTGTCGAGCCTGGCACGGATCGTCACGGCAGCAAATGGATTGTGGGTCAGCATCCTCGAATCGACGGCATCTTGCAGGATTTGCTTGGCTCGCTCAACGATTTTCTTTGCCGTCGCACTTGCGAATGTCGATTCCATTTTGAGTGCAAAATGCTTCGCATCCGAAACGGTAATCTCGCTGATCAACCGATCCCCTAAATGCTCGATGGCATGTTTTCTGGCCGTTCTGAATCCTTTTTTGCTGCTTTCGGAAAAGTCGGCTCGCTTAGAAACATAGGCGTCCCAAACCACGGAAAGCTTTGGTGCTTCCTGGGGAGGTCGCCAATTGGACAGCAGACCAGCTGCCTTCATCTTGTCGCGAAAAGATGGCTTGCAAAGTGAGATCCACGCTTGGATCTGCGGATCGGGCTCGATTCCCACGGTGTTGCTGGCTTGCAGTCGCTCGATGTTTCGACGGACGGTTTCTGCACCAGCCTTGGTCACTTTGCCAAGATACATCTGCACTCGTCGGCCAGACGGTGTGACGACGCAACAATACCAGCCTCGATGCTTGTGCTTGTAGATGGATCCCATCAATTCTCACGGCCAAGAAACCGATCGATTTCCTTGCGGTCGATTCTCAGATGCCTGCCGATGCGCACGGCTCGCAGTTGCTGGGTGTCGACGAGGCCCTCGATCGTGCGAAGCGAAACACCAAGAATTTCCGCGACTTCTTGCATGGAAAAAGCTTCGCGGGGAACGATAGATTTTCTGACCGCAGCCTCGATCGACTGGTTGAGCAGTGCGACGAGCTGCGGTTGAATGGCGTCCGACATAGATGCTCCGGGGTGTTTTCGTTCCTTGAAAACGCCCTCGGTGCGGGGTGTGTGCGTGCATTGTGGTCGGCTCGCTCATTTGGTCAAGGGCTCGTGGTGATCATGCGAAAGAAATCGAAGACATCGCGATTGATCCAGCACTCGGAGACGCTTTGGCGATGATCATAGTTCTCGTTCTTCCCATCGAATCGCACGATGCAGGAGTAATCGCAAAGCAGACTCGCGAAATCATCGGGTACCGCAGCTGCGTTGCGCTCGAGTATCCATCCCCCCTTCACTCTGTTGTCGGCAGACAAGACTCGCAAATCAATCGTTGCCTTTTGACCCTTGTTGGCAGCGGTCAAAGCTTTGACGAACAGCCAGTTTTTGGCGATGTAAATCGTTTCGACATGCAGGTTCGGCTTTTCGTTGCCGAGCTGACTGACGAACAACTCGACGCGGTTGACCTGCTCCTCTGCTGTGAATCGATGCCTCCACACGGTCAGGTTGTCGATCTTGTCGACGCTTTGCACCATGGTCGCTTCGAGCACGGCTCGCTTGGTCATCACCTTGGTTTTGACCGTGCCCGATTTCCACACGTTGTTTCGCAAAGTCTGGCCGGCAATCACGACATCATCGCCGATTTCGATCTCCGCGATCGCTTCTTGAACATCACCCTCGGAACCCACTGGCTTGCGGTTGACGCTGGTGACGATTGCCAGAGGCAGCAGGCCACCCTTGGCCGTGGGTGTGTTTGGGTTGACGACGCAAACCAAAATCCCCTTTTTGACGGGCAGTTTGGCGAAACCCAGAGATTTGATTTGCTCCTCTTGGCCTTGAATCGGAAATCCCGAAAAACCGATGTGTTTTTCGCTCCATTCGTCGGCGGACACTTTGCTGACAACTACCAGCAGGAACAGAAATAACAGGCGTGAAAACATGCTTTTTCCTTTGTTTTTGCGTTTTCCGGATTGGGAAAACTGGACGGTTTGGGAAATTTGCGATGGTTGTGACCAGAGGTGTCACAAGCCCCAAAATACTTGGTTCGCTATTTTGTGAATCTTTCAAATTTTGGAGTGCTGCTCATGCCTAGGTTCGATGTTTTGATCGTGGACGACCTGTCCAATAAGGTGTTGGTTAAATTTCGCGGGTTGTCGAAAAAACGCTGCCTTTGGATCAAAAACCAATGGCTTAGGAGGAGGGTTTCCGGGACTTCCGTTTTTGTGGCTCGCCGCGAGAGGATGTTGCCTCCTGTTGAGCGGTATCCAAGACACGTTTGATTTGTTTCTTGGTTGGTTCCTTTGTCTCTGGAAGTGGTAACACGCTCAGGTCTATCGTTTGAATTTTGCTCGATGGCCCACAAATCTGGGCCGCCGTGCGTTTGACATAAACAAGGCCACGATGCAAGGTTTTCCAGTTCTTTACCTGCGTTTCCTTGATTCCGTTTGCCTCGTAGTCCGCGACGGCTTTTTGCATGGCATCTGCCATGTCGGCCAGAATCGTGGATAGCTGCCGCATTTTTTCGAGGTCGATGATGTCTTTTGGTTTGCTCATGCCACCATCATTGCCAAAAAATTTTTCAAATCAATAAGTCTTTTGTTTTCAATGCTTTAACGTGGTTTTGTGTGCTCACTTCGTGCAAACTTTGTGCTGATTTGTCTTGATTCGTGCACGAATTAGGTTTATAAAGCTCCAGCAATGCAAATCGACGGTTTTCCGGTCGGCTTGCAAGTGTGGAGTTGTGAGCAGGGACGCATACACGTCCCGGCCAGAGGTTAGCGGTGAGTAATTCAAAAGAGCATTTGATCATGGTGTTACGCGCAGAGCGAACTCGAAAAAAACAAACGCGAGTTGAAGCGTTGGTTGAGTCGGGGAAGTGCTTGGGAACCAAAAAGGACGGTTCTGTTTGCGACGAAACAGCTACACGTCGCGGTCTGTGCTGGAAGTGCTACCGACAGTATCTCAATCAACTTCGTGCAATGAGTCGGGAGCAGGCTGCTGCCTACGAAGCAAGATTGATTTCTGCTGGTGCAATTCTTGCCGATCGTGAAGTCGAGCGGATCAAGGACAAGTCGGTGTTCAAGCGTTTGGCTTAACCGCCCTCGGGCGGGGTGTGTGTGGCCCCGGTGTCACGGTGGACGCCGGGGCCTTTTTTCAAATCAATTCGAAAGGGCAATCGAAATGGACAGAGCGTTTCTCAAGCAAGTCGATCGACTTTATCAAGTCGCCACGCAAGTCGGCAGGACTGAAACGGTCTTGCAAGTCGGCCAGATGGTTTTGATCGTGCGAAACTCGTCGGCGGATCTCAAGTCGGCTTGGGATCACTTCGCCAAGCATGTGAATCGCGATCGTGGGATTCTCACGAATCATCTGCGGTACTTCTTCGCGGTACTACGCAACGTGCGAGGCTCAGACGCGGTGACGCTACTGGAACTCAACGCCGACGTGTCGTTCTCGGTTTCGGTCGAGATCGAGCCTCAAGCAGTGGACTTGGTGGCGTAATGGTTGCGACCAAGACTAGGATCAGGCCGAACGCTTTGGAGAAGTCCAACACAACTGTTGTCGTCATGGCCCTCGGTACGTTCGACGATGTTCCGATTCGAGTATTCGATTCGCGGACACCCAGGGCCGACGCTAAGCAGTGGGCCGAACGGCTTGCAACGTCGGCGGCAGCAGTCGACGAGACAGTCGCGACGCTGTGCGAACGAATGGGTTGGAGTCGTGAGTCGCACGGCATTCGTCGGCTGCGTCTCGTGTGCTTCAATCGAGGCGTTCCCGAGAGCATTTTGATGGACATTGAAGTCGTCGGGGACAGGCCGACCCAAGACAGGATCGTGAGGTACAGCGATGTCTAGTGCGACGATTCAAGCTTGGGAAGTGACCAAGGTTCAACTGTACTACAGCGAGACTCACTGGCGAGGCCGTGTCGAAGGCACACAGGCTAGAAAGCGAGTCACGCTCGATTGGGATCTTCGCGACTCGGACTCTGGGCCTTGGCTCGGTGATCGAGCAAGCGAAGAAGAAATCGCGTTGGCACTCAAACAGATCGCTTTCGAGGCTGGCGTCAGATTTCTGCCCGAGGCGATCGACTGGAAGAATCAAAAGGGAGATGGATGCGAATGCAATGGGCCATTTACACCGGTGTATTCGCAGGCTGTCTCGCAATCGTGTGTTGGTTATTAGATCGAATTGATTTGGAGAGTTAGCAATTGGAACTGATCGAGCGTGAGCGAGCCGCTTTTCGATTTACGTGCGGTGTACTCGCGATCGCTCGATCTTTGGATCGGTAGCCTAGCGGAAGGGCACTGGAGGCATCCAGAGGCGCAGGTTCGAATCCTGCTCGATCCTTTAGTTTCATTATTCAGAAAGGGGCGATCAGATGGCAACAAGCATCAACAAAAAACTAAGGCAATTCGCAAAGGATAACAACCATCGTCTGGTTGGTTTTATGTTCGAGTCTGCAAAGAAAACAAGGGTCTCTTTTGAGGGTTGCGTACGAGTCGAAGACGCTGACAAAGTCAGTGATTTGATGAATCAGATCATTAAGCTTTCATTAGAAGCGAAGGGTAAAGACTTAGATTCTGAACGCCCTGAGTCCAGTTTGGAGGTCGGATAGTAGGAATACAACGACCGCTTGGAGGTCACACATAGAGGGCTTCACGCTCCGTTGTGGCGAGGGTTCGATTCCCTTACGGTCGGCTAGGATCGGCGGCGTGGCGGTAACCACGACGCAAAACGGCAAAGCGTAATCTTGCACTCGACCAAGCTGTTAGGACGCGACGACAGCAAGTTTGGGGCCATCGCGAAGCAAGAATCAGCAGGTAGCCAACCCTGCCCGATCCTTTGGTTACGAGTGTGTTTGGATGCTTTTTTCATGGAGGTGACCTGATGAAACGGTCTCTGAGTTTGGTGTGTTCGATCTTTGCGTTGTGGCTCGTGGTCTTTGCTGGAGCTTTCGCAGCTGCGGCAGACAGTGTGGTTAGCAATGCTCGTCCTAAGTGCGTCAACGGCCAATGCTACCCAGCGGCCACGGCCAAGAAGGTGACTCGCTCGACTCTGTCCCGAGTGCCACTGGTCAATCGCTTTGTGTTCCGTCGATAAACGCGGTCGCCCTTTCCCGCGTCTACGGTCGCGGGTCACGCCAGGCGGCACGCCCAGCCTGTCGGAAGGCCCTTGGGGGGTGGTTCCCCAGCGATCGTTTTTTGTTCTGGTGTGGTTGGTGTTTTTCGAAATTGTTGAGAGGGTAAAACGATGGCGAAACTAGACGGTTTTCAGTTGGTGGCTGGCAAGAATTACGCGGTCGGCATCGGCACGAAAAAGAAGCCGATCAAGACGTTTTATGACGTCGATCTGGATGAGTGGTACATCCGTTTCGACGATGCACCATGGAACCACCTTGGCGAATACATCACGGCCAATCCTGGCGTGGAGATCGACGAGATCGACTCCGAAGGTCGGCAAATACCGTCGGGCACTGCTGAGCATGGTGTGGCCGTTACCGAGGTCGATGTGATGCCAGCCGTCCAGTCGGCCTCGGCAATGCATGCTGAGCCTGTAGCGGCGGTCAGCGGTACCGAGTCACCGAACTGGATGGAGTGATCGCAGTGGACACGCTCGTTCAACCGTTTTTGCCTCTGACTGGTGACGCTGCCGATGCGAATCGCGACAACGTCCGCTTGGCTGGTGCCAGGCGTGATGCTGGTCGGGAGGAATCACGGCTGATTAAAGGCAAGCGGTTGCAGGTCTTCTTGGCGATCTCGCGAGCGGATCGAGGTTTGACGATGCGAGAAATGGCCGCGATCTCTGGCCGTGGAATCAACTGTTGGACGCAACCATTCTCGGATCTTCGAGCGTGGGGTGTCATCGAGACGACGGAAGAACGACGAGGCGGAGGCACTGTGCACCGTCTCAAGCGAACGATTGTTTTGGAACCGAATGGAGAATGGGCATGAGTTGGTATAGCAAGGCGACGGACGAAGTGGAACAGACAGTTTCCAAGGTGATGAAAGAGAATCACGGCGAATTGTTCAATGCGGGAGTTACTGTGACGACGCTGATCGCTCGAAGTGAAGAGGGGCCAGCGATCAAGGTGCGAGGGTGCGAGGCCGCTGGATGCATCCGGATCACCAAGCTGACCGAGCGAACACTCGGCATGGGTGATGCGCTGATGATCCTCGACGGAGAGCGACTCGACTCGTGGACAAGCAAGCGACTCCAAGCGGTGATCGATCACGAGCTGCGGCACCTGGTGCTGTCCAAGTCGAAAAAGACTGGTGCAATCCAGCGTGACGATCTGGATCGACCACGGCTCAAGATCCGCATGCATGATTTTGAATTTGGGTGGTTCGCACGTACGGCCGAGCTGTACGGCGAAGACTCGTACGAGGTTTCGCAAGCTCGCGAGATTGTCACTGCGACATTCGTTCAGACGCTCCTGCCAGGGATGGAGGATGCATTTGCTCCTGTGTCGGCCAAGCTGGTTGTTCACAGCGACGATCAAGGGCCAACATCGGAGATCGGCAAGCGACGCAAGCAGAAGCTGATCTCTGCCCAGCAGCTCGGGGTGCCGACCGATGAGCTTCCACGCACTGGGTCGTCCAAGTCCACTGCTGCTCTGTCGGCCAAGCCGAGGCGATCGAGCAAGAAGGGCAACACGGTGGCAACGTGAGGCCATTCAGGCATGGTGAAATAGTTAATGCTTTGAACACGTTTGAAGTCCTCAAAGAAGATGTTTTTCGGCGGGGGAGAACGGTTTCTATGACACAGGGACGGGCTGTGACCGTTGAACAGTCATTTCAAGCTTTTCGGCAACTTGTCGAGGCGGTCGACAACACAGGATTGAAAATCGATCAATGTGTTGAGTGCAGGTCTTACGTCCTGAGCCCATGTGAGCTGAGTAACGTCTTATGCCCAAACTGCTCCGATGTTTCATCGCTGCCGGGCTGCGACGCAACTGAAACATTGCTAGAGCTCACAACGGAGGTCGGCCATGGATCCTGAAGTTCAAGACGCTCTCGGTCGAGTCATTCGCGACTTCAATAACGAGATTTTCCAGGTGCAAGGATGCGCATCACGCATCAAGTACGATGTCGCGGATCTGTGCAGGCTCACGACTGCACTGCTGGCGTTGTCATTCATCAACTTGGTCGTCGTCCTAGCTTGTGCATTCGAGCTGACTGAAATCGTGCGCTCGGTCAACAAGATCCAGGCAGCGCAAACGGAGGTGAAGCAATGAGCCTTCAAAACAAAGGGCCAATCTACGGCGTTGATTTGCCAGCGGAATTACCGCTCGGAGCAAACGGATGGACGCAGGTTGTTCCCCGTCGCGATGAGCTAGAGCAAGTCCGCAAGCGAGTTGGCGATCGGACGGTCGCAGCGTTGGAGGTCGCCTTGAATCATTGCGCAAGCCTTTCCGAGCAGTTGCTGGAGGCCCACAAGAAATACTCCGACGGCTTGGAGCTGTTACTAGCCAGATCTGGTTTCGACTTGTCTCCATGCACTCACTGCGGAATTACCGTCGTTTGCATTCCAGACGGCTTGCCATGTTGCGAGGCGTGCGCAGAAAAGGCAGGTGGAAAATGAGCCTAGTTCAAGGGGAACTCCAATTTGACAGACGATCGGTTGCCCCACCAAAGGTGCTGATCGTCTTAAGCAACTTAGACAAACAATACCTTGACGAATGCGTCCGCACCGATCGAAGTTTTTCCGAGTCGTTCCTCGCACAGACACGGTGCCAACGAATTGGATGCACGATGAGCGAGCTCTATGCGATGCGAAACTACGAGCGATCTTTGCATCTGGCTGACGAGGCGGTGATTCTTCGGTACGAATCTTGGAACACCACGCCAGCCATGTATCTGGACTGGTCGACCATCAACAAAAGAGCTGTACAAGCTGCCGAGCAGCTCGGACAGGACTTCGCTGAGTGGCGTGCAAATCGACACAGCATGAAAACATCCGTATTGAAAAAGACTAAAGGACTATGAGCAAGCTTTTCACCAAATACCACGTCCGAACACCGGACGGGCATCCATTGGACTCGGGGAGTTTCGTCCTGCGTCCTTTCAATTCCGATGGATCCGTACGCGATCCAGCAGCGGTGGCCGCGTTGCGGAGTTATGCGAATTTCCTCCCAGCTAACGAGCGAGAGCTGCGAGCGGAGATCATGGATTGGCTTGACACGCCAGGTCTTAGCACGGCCACGCGTGAGCTAAACGTGCCTCCGCGTAAAGTCGCGGATCTTGGCAACAACACTTTCGACGAATTTCCAGGCTGAGTTGTAAACATCAGAAAGGGCAATTTGATGTGGCACGATGTAGAACAGTCGACCGGACGCGCCGAAGATCTCGATGCGTTCGACAATGAACGAGATGATTGGCAAGACGATTTGGTTGGGGATCACATGGACGAGATGGCTAGAGCGATCGACAGGATGTTTTCTGTGTGCGTCACAGCAAGCTTCTGGTCTGTCGTCGCCCTCGTCGCGTGGGAAGTGTACAGGGTGGTGATCCATGACTGACGCGACCCAGCCTGTTTTGCGAATCTCGAAGTGGACAGAGACGTTCGAGCGAGCGGAGTCTCGCAAATTGAAGCAGCTCACTTGGATCGCCATGCCTGTCGGCTTTTCGTCGACAGGCTATCAGGCGATGCTAGAAGAGTTCGAGGATCGTGCGCCGGCAATCTACGGTGCATGGTGCGCGTTGTGTGCTTACGCGGCCACCTGCCATGTCAGGGGGACGCTGGGGAATAGTCGGGGGATTCCCCTGAAGATCTCCCACTTGGCCAGGGTCACTGGTTTTCCTGAGTCTGTTTTCGTCGATCTGGTCGCGTGGGCGTCACGCACCGACATCGGGTGGCTTGAGCATGCTCCTGCTGCCGAAGTGTCTCGGGGATTGGCTGAACAGCAAGAAAAACACAGTGAATTTACTTCCTCGGGGGAATCCCCCGACGAAGCCCCGGCAGTTCAGGGGAATCCCCCGAGCACACGACCGAACGTAACCGAACAGGACATAACCGAACAAGACAAGACAAAGACCCGTCGTTCGATCGTTTGGACGGCGGCGGGATTTGAATTTCGGGAATCGGTTAGGCTTCTGGCTCGGGACATGAGCGACATGCAAGCACGCGGGAAACTGCGTGGCCTTGATCGCGACACCATCTGGCGGATGGCATGGGTCGCGACCGACATCGACCGCGCAGGGTTCCTCGATGCCCTGTCGCGAATCCGCGAAAACCAGATCGAGAAGCATAAAAACTACCTAGGCACGGTCATGGTTCGCATGTGCCAGGCGGCAGGGGAAAGCTGGGATGCGATCAAGCACGAAGTCCCAGCAGCTCCACCGCCACCGGCCAAGCCAGCACCACAACCAGCCGAGGCTTGCTGACCCTTTCACGCAGGAGGCATGATGCCAACCAAACCCATTAAGAAATCCAAGCCTGAGCCAAAGCCGAGCAATTCGCTGCTTGCGATCGCTCGAAAGTCGGCAGACAGTTTTCGGCCAAAATCCACGACCTGGTTTGACAGCCTGCAGGTAAAGTCTCCAAAGATCGCCAGAGAGCTGCAGGACATGGCAACTGATTGGATTTCTGGAGGCGAAGCTCGCGATCTTTTCCCGTCAGTGTCTGCCTTTTACCGGTTCGTGGACGCTAAAGTCTTCGAAGTTAAACACGAAGCGTTTCGCAACTGGCTAAGGAAACTTAGGGATTCGCAAAATGGGGAATAAACCAGCCAAAAAACCTCGCTGGTCGACGTCCAAAGCGGTCAAAGAGTATCATCGCCAGCAGCAGTCGGCAGACCAGAATCTGCTGACGGCTCGCGCGGAACTCAACCAGCTCAAGCACCAGCTAGCGATCGAGCGTAAGGCTCGCGAGCGACTGGAAAACACACTTCAAGACTTGCGTAGCAGTCGCGTCAAGCTCCGGCTGGATCGCAAGGCTCGAGCATCCAAGGGCGGCGTGACGCTGCGGGTGATCGTGCCAGACAGCCACGGATGCTTCATCGACCAGCAAGCAGCTTCGGCAATGCTGGCCGACATTCGGATGCTCAAGCCGGATTCGATCATCATGCTGGGCGATCACCTCGACTGCGGTGGGTTCCTGGCCGAGCACCACACGTGGGGCTATGTCGCCGAAGCGAACTACACTTTTGAAGACGACTGCAACGCAACCAACCAGTTCCTCGACGAGCTTCAGTCGGCAGCTCCACAAGCGACGATCGAGTACCTTGAAGGGAACCACGAGCGACGCATCGAGAAGTGGATCGTCACCGATACGCTAAAGTCCGGCAAAGGTGGCAAGCGAGACGTGGCCTTGATTGCCAGCTACTTTTCGACTGCCGTCGTGCTGCAGCTCCCGAAGCGTGGAATCGCCCTGTTTGAGCAAGGCAAGTGGTACGACAACTGCCAGGTGCCAGGCACGATCCAGCGGGACAACTGCTACTTCACACATGGCCAGTACACGAGCAAAGCGGCTGCGGCAGCTCACCTGGCCAAGTACAACGCAAACATTTGGTTTGGTCACACGCACCGGATGGATCTGGCCACTAAGCGGACGGTCGATTCCGGGCCGATCGGAGCCTGGAATCCTGGTTGTCTTTGCCAGCTCCAGCCGTACTGGATGCATCAAAACTTAACCGACTGGGTCAACGGCTATGGGATCCAGTTAGTGCAGCGTGGTCTAGGGCATCTGAATTTGCAGATCCCGATCATCGAAGGTGTTTCGTATCTATCACCGCTGATCCGCAGGGGAGCAGCGTAAGGTTTCTTTGGTTCGGTTTTCAGGAGGATGAGAGGATGAGTCAGCTAAAGCAAGGCGATAAGGTTTGGGCGCAAGTCGAAGTATTGGAGATACTTGGCGATGCTGTACATGTTTGTGGACATGCTGATAAGTCATGGTGGACGCACCTTAGTGAGTGCAAGACCGCCGAGCCCGAGCAACCTATCGACGCAATCTATCTCGGGAACCTTCGAGAACTGCAAGACCATGAAACGCTTCAAGATGGAGATCAAATCGCAAGCAGTTTCCAAAGCTTATCTGATTGCAAAAACACCATCGGGATGACTGTATTGGATGCAAAAGAACTAGGCAAACAACATGGAGAAAACGCTAGGTTCTTTCGCAAAATGGATGTAGACGCGTCGTCTGCCGAAAAGATCACGGTCGGGTACACGGTGCAAAACGCGTACGATTCAAACAAAGATCCGGAAACCGAACCGATCCAACGAAAGAGGGTTCTCTACCTTGCTGGCCCAATGCGGGGCCGCCCCTATTTCAACTACCAAATGTTCGACCGCGTTCGTGATTGTTTGCTCTCTCAGCAGCGGTACGAAGTCATCAGTCCTGCCGACGAAGATCGCAAGCAAGATGGTTTCGATCCGATGGTCGATCCAAAGTATGCCAACCCGGACAACTGCGTGTTCCCGAAACAATTGGATTTCAGCCGAGTCATGCGTCGCTGCATTGACGCTGTGATGCGATGCGACGAGATCGTCATGCTGCCGGAGTGGCACATGTCGGCTGGTGCTGTGGCCGAGTTCTCTTTGGCTGTCTGGGCAGGAAAGAGCGTTCGTTTCGTGTACGTGGGAGACGACGAGAAAATTGGGTATGTTCGCTACCCACGATGCAATCCCCAAGACATGGCAGTCATGCTGTCTAATCTCTGGGAATTAGACGGCGCTCGGCGCTCACAACCCAAGGACGACCTCGACGACGATTGCGGGTGCTCGGAGTGCTCGAGCCAAGACATTCGCCAATCCGACGATGTGCTTGCTGAGGCCTTCAAAATCACCCGAGGCGATCGCCAAGCGACTTATGGGCCTCCAGATCAGGACTTCCGGCGTACGGCTGGAATGTGGACAGCGTTGTTCCGACACATGCGCAAAGAGGGCGAAGCCTTCGAGCCTCGGCACGTCGCCATGGCAATGATCCAGCTCAAGTGCTCGCGAGAGATCCACCAGCGCAAACGGGATAACTGGGTCGACATGGCCGGGTACGCCAGCTGCGGGAGCAGGTGCAACTGATGGACGATCCAACGACAGACGACAACCCGCTCACCGTCGACATGGCGATGGAGCTCATCGGCAAGTGGGAGACCCACCCGGGCCTCCTGATGGCGATCTTCGACGCATCGCGAAAGCTTCGCGACGAAGTTGAGCAACTGCGAGACGAGCTCCAGCGATCAAACGATTGGGGGCATGCTGTAAAGGCAGAGCTCCAATCGACACAACGTAAGCTCGGTGAGCACCGTACGATGGCACAGGAGGCCTACAACAATCTCTACATGCAATGGTCTGCCTCGCAGCACGAGCTCGAGCAGCTGCGGGCTGTCGTGGCTGCAAACAACCAGAGCATTGCTGGTATCGTTTTGAGCGGGATCAAGCCAAGCAGGAATTAATTAATGAGATCCGATTACGATTTTTTGTTGCTTGTCGTGTCTTGGTTGGTATTACCAAGCATTTCTGTGTTCCCGGCGTTGATCGCCTCTGTCGTGACGCAAAATCAAAAATGGGCGACACCATTTGTTTTCGTCAATTTATGGGTTCTCACTAACTGTCTCTGGATGCTGTGCACATTGATCGCATTTGTTTGGAGGAATCGATGAACATTCGTTTTTTGCGAGACCTGCAAAAGGTGCAACGCCCAAAAGATCTGGTCGGACGCTGGGTCGTCGAATGCAGCTTTGAAATAAACGGCTTTGAAGATTCGCAAGGCTGGAGACAACTACGGTTCGGCGTCTACAAGGTCCTGACTCCTGGCTTCCAAGGTGGACAATTCATCTACCAACACAACATCGCCGGATTCATGCGTGAGTACAGGATCTGGCTTCCGTGGTATAGGGTACAGTAACACATGAGTAAATCACCCAGACGAAAAATCACGGTCATTGAGCGGATCGAAATTGTTGAGCACTTTGAAAACAAATCATCCGTGTTCGCAGAATTGGAAGATAAAGGCTACCGAATTACTCACTCGGGGCCCTACACAACCAAAAAGATGTTCCCGAAAGTCGACTTGGATTGGTTCATGCTGACGGCAGAGCGGGAGCTGAAAACCGACGATTGCGAGTCTTAGGCAAAGGAAAACTGGAGTTGTTGAGGTAAGCTAATGCTTGTTAAATTCAAGGCTAAAAATCATCCGCAGCAAACCAGATACGCTGGATCAAACAAGAATGTCGATGATCGTGCGTTGCCGATTGAAGACTTTGAACGACTGAATGAAAGATTCGCATTTACGATAGACGCGGCATCCTCGATCGAGAATCGCAAGTTGGATCGGCATTGGACGGTTGATGATGACGCATTGTCAAAATCATGGAAAGGCGAGCGAGTCTACTGCAATCCGCCGTTTAGCCATATTCTTCCGTGGATAGAAAAAGCTTGGATGGAAACGGAAGCAAGCTTGATTGTTCTGCTGTTACCTGCAAACAGGACTGAACAAACTTGGTGGCAAAAAGGCATAGAGCCGTACAGGGATCGTATCGACAGCCCTCTGCGCGTGGAATTTCTCCCGGGTAGATTGCGTTTCCTAAAACCTGGACAGAAAGCTATACAGCCAAATGAAAGGCCACCCTTTGGGTGCGTGCTCTGCATTTGGGAGCATGGTGCAAAACTCAACATCTGCGAGTCTTAGCAAGACTCGCACAAGCTGAAAAACGCTTGGGTTTTCTTCATTGTGGGCCTGTTTGTGGGCCTGCGGTGTCCGTAGACTAGAACCGAGAAAGAAAGGCAAATCATGAAAGCGGTTGAGCACGACAAGTTCCAGCGGATGCGTACGATAGAGATGTGGTCGGAAGATCAAGAAATCGATCATCATCGGCAAATGCGGATCGCGAATTTCATAATGAGCTTAGCGAAGGTCGCCAACGACCTCGCTAAATTACGCAACACTTTCGTGCTCAATTACGGGTGCATAAACAGCCCAACGAACATGACGGACGAAGCTTTTCAGGCCAAACAAGCTATGGACGAAATGGAATCGATGATCCGGCGGCATTCGATTCGGACGTTTGGCGAAGACATTTTCATGCCTGGGAACCCCACAGAAATTGCACCTCATCGCTCGCAGCAAGGAGACAAGAATGCGACATCCAACTAACGATTACACAGATGCCGAGTATAGAGCCGTGGTAGCAAAACAGCGGCTGTTGGCTTGGAAGCACAGGGATCCAAACACTCGATTTTCACTCATAGCCACTTTTTTTGAGCTGTGCGCGCAAGAGGCTTTCGAGCTTCGGGGCCGTCAACATGATCTTGCGATTCGCGGAAGTGAGATGTCCAAAGAGGAGATACTAGCGTCGGCGAACGCCTCACGTGAGGCAGAGCAAAAAATTAGGGAAGCGTCGGTCTTTGTGTTCGGCTACGACATTTTTGATTTGGACGCATCAGCTAGACTTGCGCCTGAGCGCTCGCAACTCGGCTAGACTCATCTTTCCAGTAGGCTTGCTAACTGCTTCCATGACGGCTTCGAAGCGATCGTTGGCCGTCTTTGACCCCATAGCCCGAAATGCGTCTTGCTCGCGGGATTCGCTTGATTGAGAGCTTTGGCGGTCGCTCATCGAGATCTTGCGTCGCTTGACGACTCGGTCGGACTCCCCGGGGACTTTTACTCCCAGGATCGACGCACCCACCGCGGCCGTAAAGCCACCAGGCACCAGGCTCACCGGCATCAGTCGTCCATCGTTCGGCCATCGAGGTCTTCCAGGTGTTAGTGTCGATCAAGGCGTACCGCGGGGCCCGGGTTCCTCGTGTCGGAGGCATCCGCCAGCCGAATCCCATGCGCTCGCCTGCCTTCTTTTTTTCCATCGCCCATGGACGCTGCCGGGCCGTGACCCCTTTACCGTGACTGGGCACCACGTGCTGATGCTGCTGGCTAAATCGATAGACAACCTCGGACTGATAGCCAGCGTCAACGACCATGATCTCTGGCCGCAGCTGCGTGCCGTCATCGCGTGTGTACGTGACGGCCAGTCGTTCGTCTCGAAGCTTGTTCAGCGCTGCCAGTAGCGACTCGTTGGGCGATCGGATTCCGGTGGCTCGTATGATCGTTCGATCGATCTCTGAGAGCGTGATGTAGTCGATGCCAGGATCTGGCCAGATTCCGTAATCAACCACGAGTCCGGAAAAGTCCGAACCGATACCAGTGACGACCCACCAGAGCGAAGATCCCTGGACGTCGCATCCGAGGGTGATGTGCTCGACCCAGTCGGGGATTTCTCCACGACGGTGGGTTGGCAGTATGCGCAAGCAAAATTCGTCTGACGTAAGGCAATGCATGCCATCGACAGCAACAACAGCTGATTTCGGTTCATTCTGATACTCCGCGTCAAATGTGTCTGGGTTGTCGAACCGCAGATCCATTGCATGCTGGATCGCGGATAGTTCGTGCGTGTACTTCCGATGCTCCCAGCCGACCTTGGATCCAGCATCCATTTCTTTGCGGTTAGCTTTGTAGTATTTGGTCGCCTTTGGGTGCTCGTCGTTTCCTTCTGCAATCTCCTCGGATCGCAGGTCGAAATACTTGTCCCACAAATCCGTATTCGTTGGCCATTCATAGACAAGCTTGCAGCGGTCGCCGTGCCACTTGGGCATCAGCTTGGTGTTAAGCATCCGGTCTGCGACATCTCCCTCGCGAATGACCGTGACTGCTCCAAACCCTGCAATTCGCTTTCCAGGTCCAGCTAGACCTAGGATGGCTCCACCAATCACCTTTTCCCGCTTGGCACACTCTGGATCGGATAATGCAGACGTGTCGGTTTGAGGGTCGTTCACCAGGACGAAATCCGGACGCTGCGTCTTGCCGTCTGCGGTTACTTTTTGCATTCCGCGCACTCGGCCCAGGATCCCCGTCACACGAATGACAGCACCACTTGCCGGTGATCCTTCAACGGTTGGAAAGACGAGCTCTTTGCGTTTCCATCCGATCAGCGTTCGCTTGCCGTTGGTGGTTTGGGCGTTGCCTCGCTGGGTGATCCCTTCGAGGCATCGAATGGGGTAAGCGATCTCCGGGAAATCCTCGAGCAGTAGCGGGTTGGTTTCCCACTCTATTTTGACCACGTCGAGCGATTCCTCGGCTGCACCCTCGTCTGCTTCAACGAGCACTCCAAACCGTCGGTGCGCGTAACACAGCACCCACTGCATCGCTCGCAGCAAGATCGTTGTCTTGCCGGATCCACGAGGCATAGCGATGCATTTCAAACCACCGTCGATCGCGCGTTGTTCGATGTCTTTAAGGATTCGCTCATGGTCTGGCGAAAAAGGCAGCGGAAACGATTCTTTAAAGTACGTCAGCAGGAACCGCTTCAGGTCTTTACGACAGGACTCGCGTCGCTTTGGATTGACGATCGCAGGGATCGGGCCAATGTCACGAGCTTCGGTCGATTCTTCCTTTGCCTTGGAAGCCTGTCGCTTACGATGTTTGCTATACGAATCACGAGGCCGCTTGTTGTCGACCTCGTCCTCGTCGTCGAAATCATCGGCTGGAGCTGCTGCTGGAGGTTTCTTGGCCATGGTTGAATCTGCTTGGGCGAAGCTTTGGAATTCCATGCCTCGGAGCACATTGGCATCGAGGGTAGTAGTAAGTGATCCGTGGTCGTGTCGATCGAGCCACGTAGGGAGCGCCACAACACTTGCACGTTGGGCCAGTGTTTCTTGGCTGTCTTCGGTACCGGCCTTGTGGGCCAGCAGTGTGATCGAGCAAGTGCTCTAGTTCTGCGCAGAAAACGACCATAAGCGAACATCCTCCTGACTGGTGGCGAACTTTTGACCGTCGAAATTTGGGGATCCGTAGTCTGGCTGAGTGACAGTGGCCACTCCAGCCTGTACCAGATGCTCATTCAGTGTCTGTGACTCAGTTATCCAAATGTGGCCTGGCTGCTTCGATCCAGGCTTCAGATTGCGAAACCACTCGCGATCGTTGCGAGGTGTCGGGAAAAAGACTCGCGTCCAAGTGGGCATCTTGGCAATCGCTGCAGTCGTTACCTTGAGTGCTTCAACACCTAGCCGGTTGGGGCGCTCTTTGTGGAAAAGAAGCTTTTCACCGTTCTCGATTCGATAATGATCGACCTTCTCCAGCAGCGGAGGGGTGAAGCAATCGATGAGCACCAGGTCGATCTCGCTGTCGTCTGGCAATTGGATCGAGAGCGTGTTTGCCTCGCGAGCGAAAATCACTCGAGCGCGAGTCATAAGACCAAGCAGGCGTGGGCATCTCATCGACTCAATCCTTTGGGGTGAGTGTTAGCGGCGGGTTTCCGACCTCCCGAAGCTGCTCTACGAGCGATCGAAGCAACTCGGTTTTCTTCTGCTTTCCAGAAGCGTGGACAAATTGAGCGTTGTGCAGCAGTGAAGCAAAACGAGGGTGCCAGCACTGCGCGTTTCTAAGTCTCGAAAACATTCGTTTGGCGACTTGCAAACGATCGAAGTTGAGCCCGACAACAGTCTGCTCGGCAACGTGGCTCGTTGGAATCGGCAACTTGGGCGGCATCCACACATCCGCACCAGATCGCTTGCAGTGTACGACTCCAGAATTAAGCGATCGCAAAAACTGCCTATCTTTGGGCGTGTAATCGAGGCAACTCGAAACTAGCTTTACCGATGCTTCGACCCATGCAGTTGCCGGCAAATAGCTGTATTCGTCGTGTATCGAAACGCTTGCCTCGGTCTGGAAAATCGATTCGTCGGCAGCCTCAGTGACGAGGATGTCTGCATCGAGGTACAGCGTCTCGTCGTATTGCTTGGCGAATTCGTGGACGCGAAACTTTTCGAGCCCCCACCAGCCTTGGGTTGTGTTCTGCAGGGCAACAAAATCCGCTCCCACCCGAGCTGCGTAAGCTTGCATCGAATCGCCTGTCACCTTAAGCCACTCGCGGCCCTTGCCAGTGGCGATGGTGATCACAAGACGGCGACCGCCGTTGATGGTATCATTCACAGGACGAAACCAAGCCACCTGCCCGGCCTCGGCGATTCTCGACCAAATCTCGAATGCGCGGGCAGGTGGAATGATTGGGTGGCTACCATCGATGGAGATCCGCTCGTTGACGCTGTTGTGAACATTTACCGTCCAATAGAAAAAGCCCATCGGATCGTCGAAGGAAGGCGGGTATTGCTTGATCGTCTTGCCCCAGTGGGCTGAGCAATCGCAACCACCTGGCAGACTCCACCGAAGCCATTCAGCAAACCACTCTCGGGCTGCGTCAGAGCTCCATTTGGACTGATTGCGGAAAGCGTACAAGTGGATTGCCGGCCATCCGGTTTCTCGCTGAGAGGGATCCAGGTAAAGATCTTCGCCGAATTCATGGACTTGGCCCGTGATCCCATCGACGATGGAAGTCGTAAAGGTGCCGGATCGAATTGGATGGCCGAATAGATCTTGCATCATGATAGATCTACCGTCCAAGACGCTGGGATAAACGGATTGGGCAAGCTGCCTGGAGTCATGACACCGCTATCGGACGATGAAATCAGTGTGCTCGACCCCCACACGAAATCAATTGGCAACAGGCCCGTGCATCTTTCCATTAGCTCCTCGCAACTCATTTGTTGGCAAGGGTCGTTTGGGTTGGGAGGCACTCCAGAGGTCGGTGGCAGGCCGGTCGGGGCGGTGCATTCGAACTCGGGGGGATCGGAAAGATTTAGCGAAATGCTGCCAATGCTCGACGCGCATTTGGGGCCACAAGTGACTTCGACCGCGCCGGTCGCATCAAACACCATCGGGAACTCCAACACATCGACGCTGCGACGCAGCACGAATCGAAAAGGATGTTGCGTTACCGGGACCTGGTTCGAGTTGAAGCTTGGGAGCGACGAAATTGGCCAGACACCTAACGGTCCATCAGGACAATCCACCACGCCGCAAAAAGCAGCGGTGCTGTTGTTTGTGACATTGGATCCATTGGTGACCTGGTTGGCCCACGACAGGCCCATGGTTCCGTCAATCACGAGTGCCAATCTGTATTGGCATCGATCTGGCTCGCAGTTGTAGCGAGGCGGTGTCCTCGAAATGTACAGGTCTACTGAGCTCAGTGTTGTCACCATTCGCCAACCGAGGACACACATTTGAGCGTATTGAACCGTTCGATTGCAAACCGTGATAGGTCCGTACTGGTAACACTCGTTCGCTGTTGGATTGCCACAATACCGAGCCTTTTGCGTGATCGAGTTGTACGCGTACTCATAGCGTCGCCAACGATAGATTCCGTTTCGATCGACTTGCGATCCGCAGCCAGCTCGAATGCGATCACAGCAGGCATTGATCGATTGGAACATGGTATTGTTCGCGGTTGCCACGCAGACAAAACGAGTGTTGTTCGTCACGGTCATGTTCCAAGTGCGGTTTCGCAACTTGGCACGTCTGCAGTTGCCGTCTCGGCAGGTGTGGCGTTTCTTTTGCTGCTCCTCGGCGTCGCACCAGGTGCAGGTCAGATCAGGTATCGCGACCATGTTATTCCCCCACGCACCAAGGAGTGATCACACGCCAATACCCACTCGTCCACACGGCCATTCCTTTATCGCCAGTGGTTTGCCAACTAGCTATGTTGAAAGAGTCTAAGATCGGCGTCGACCAATTACCGATGGTCGCGGTTGCGCTTCCTGCAGACCAGTTTGTCGTGAGCTCATACGGTGCCTGCATTGCGCGGCAAGAAAGATCCCACACGCCAAAATGAAGACCGTCTTGAGGCTTGGTAACGACATTTGCAAAACCAAACATACTGCCGGCAACGTTGTTTCCAGAAATTGGATGCACGAATCCACTTTGAGGGGCAGCATAATTTGCGATGGCTAATCCCTCGATCGCTACCACTCCAAATTTTCCATTCTGTATAGGCTCGATCGATACCGCCATTGACTCGAAGTATGGAGTCTCTCCCGATACACATGGGGTCAAAGCGGACAGTCTGTAGTAGCCCCGGCGGTATTCGGGATCCTTGCGAGGGATAGTCTCGGTGTTGAAGTAGCCTTGTCCGATCCGAATCAAAGCAGCTTTGCCGATGCCGAGATCGGCACCAGTTTCGTTTTTTGCGATTACGGATGGCATGAATCGATCGCCGGAAAAGGTCATGAAGGGGCTAGATTCCTAGGAGGTTGAAATTCCCTGACTCGTACACGTCTTCGACGTACACTCCGCGCGGTCGACGAATGACGTATCCCCCGGTTTCCCAGGCTTCGTAATCGACCCACAGATACTGGTGCCCCTTCTTGGCAACACCGCTAATTGTACCAAAGACTAAGCCAGTTCGATTGGGAGAAGCTGAGAATTTGAAAACAACGGTCACTTCAGCATTGCTCGACTGGCGGAACTCGGCACCGAGGAACAAAAGTTCACCAGCAGCGAAATCGCGAAAGGCTGCGGCATTGGTCTTGTAGGTCAAATTCACCAGTGTCAAAACGTACGCAAAAGTTAAAACGCCTCGGCTTAGGGTTTTTTCGATTTGAAATTCCAACCCAGGAATTCCAACCTCGACCCCTCGAACACCATCCCTGTCGACGTTGATAGCTCCACCATAGTCGGGAGCAGATGCTCCGTACCGCGTTGTCCCGTAAGACTGAGTGATGTTTTGAGTTTTGCCGAGAGTCGTTCCGGAATAGTTCCATGTCTCGATAGATCGCGACTCGTAACCGAAAACGATTTCCCAAGCGTTGGGCGTTAGCGGTTTTGCTCGAGCGGACACCATTGCTAAGGCAGGAGTGGTGGACGTCGCTGAAATGATCAAAGGGAATGGCGTTCCAGGTAGATCAACCGCAGCCTGCGCAGCGTCTTCTGGCTCTGTGTACCCAGTGACAATTGCGATGCGGTTTTGGGTTTTCATCCCACCCCGCAAATCGAAATCGGTTTCTCGCGATTCCGCTGTCTCTAGGATGTCAATCGGAAGATGCGTCCATGCACTCATAGTTTAGGATCCGTAGCTCATCGATGAAGATTGACTAGTGTTTTTCGCGATCTGTGCGAGCAATTGGTTGCTTTTCGCAGTCTGATCCGCCACTCGATCTAGGGCCGATGTGTTGGTTCCGAGTCGCTCTGCTCCGAAGCCACTGAAAGTTCCACCCATTTGCGTTGCGGTGGTCGACTTGACTTGCTCATAAGTTGGGATTTGACGCTTGGATGTCTGAGATGCAGCGTTCTCAATCGTTTTGCTTACACCCTGGAAAACGCCCTGCAAGAACCCCATGAACCCACCAGGGTTCTGCTGTGCGGTTTTGTTGATTTCCTGAGTCTGACTTTGCAGCGAGGATGTAAGCTCACCGATTCGTTGGTTGAAACCAGCAAGCGATGCCTCATTCGCGTCCGCTCGATTTTGCATGGTTTGCTGAGCATTTCCGCGAATCGTGTTTTGCATTTCTGCAGCAACTTGGAGACGACCGCGATTTGCAGTTTGCAATTCCTCATCTCGCTTTGCATTGGCAGAATCAAGTCCTTGTTGACGACTAGCCGCTCGCTTCGAGGCCTCAACATCCATTTGCTTTGCTGCCTTTTCGTAGTCGACCGATTTGTCGATCAGCGAGTAGAGATAGAGCAGCTTCTTCGCGATCCAGTTCACTGTCTGGTCAAACGTTCCTTCGAGCCAAACCATTGCAGTCGCGAACCCCTTGGCAATACCTGTCGGAATCCCCGCGAGTATGTTGATTAGATTGGCAACGAAACCAACACCACCCGCAGATACCTCCGCGCTAAACGTAGTCCAAGCGTTTAATGCTCCCGTCGTAAAATCCAACCATCCAGCGTAGAGATCTCGTGTTGCAACGCGAAACACCAATTCCAATCCAGTCATGGCGACTTTCCCTGCAGCAGCCCACTGACCGCTGGTCAGAGCCGTCTTGATCGCGTCGAAGACCGGTAGAGCGATGTCCTTGAGCTCTGTGAATTTCGCCCCGAGGTAGCCAACCAACTCACCACCGACTCCAGAAAAATACAACGCTGCTACCGCAGCGGCGGTGAGTCCAGCGACAACCAGGCCCACTGGCGAGACGATCATTCCGATTGCTCCAGCGATCACTCCAAAGACCGTTCCGACGACAGATCCAATGGTGGCGATTGCCGTCATTCCTGCGGCAACGATTCCGGCGGCTCCACCAAGTGCAATCAATCCCGCAACCAAGCCAGCTCCTACGGCAGTCCATTGGGCAATGGTGACGATCAGTTCTCGATTGTTGCTGATCCAATCCGATACCCATGAAATTGTGCCAATAATCTTTTCGCCGAGGCTGATCAGTGTCGGAGCGAGAGCAGCACCGATTCTGTTTTGCAGCCCACCAATGACGCCGAACAATTGATCGAACACATCACCGAGCCGACCGGCTGCGGCAGCGTCTTCGCCACTCATGGTCTGTCCAAGTCGGTTCGCATCGTCCATCAATCGCCGGATCCCTTCGCCGCCTTCGGACAGCAGCGGAACCATGTCCGCACCGGACTTGCCGAAGTATTCCATGGCAGCAGCCGATTTGAGGGCAGGATCCTCGATCTTCGAGAGCTTGTCCGCGATCGCAATAAACTGCTGGTCTGGAGTCATCTTTTGGAGATCGGCGACACTCAAGCCGATAGCAGCAAATTTCTCGATTGCATCGGGCGCACCAGCAGCAGCGTCAGCGATGCTTAGCTGCATCTTACGCACACCCTTTTCGACCGCACCGATGTCCGTGCCGCTCATCTTGGCCGCATAACCAAGAGCCGAGACAGATTCGGCACCCATTCCCGTACGTTGGGCCATGTCATCGACGGCGGACCCGGCATCGGCAAATCCTTTGGCCATTGCGACCAGGCCGGTTACCGCGATCGATCCAGCGATCATGCTCGGCAAGCTGACGACCGATTTGGAGAACGAGGATAGAGCACCCTGAGCCGAGGCAAAGCCCTTGCCGATCCCAGTTCCCATGCTCGTGGCGACTGCTTTCAGCCGACCCATGGCCGCTTGGACTTGTGCCATGCCTTTATCGAACGCGCCTTGTTTAGTGGCGATCTCGACGTAGGCCTGGCCTGCTTTGATTGCTGCCGACATGTTGGAGTCCTATTTGACGCTGGTAATCGAATTGCGGAACAGCTCAGCAAAATTGGGTGCTTCAGCCTCGAGCGCTGGACGCATGAATGGACGCTTGGGGTACCGAGCCGTGCGACGGCGAGATTCGAATCGATAACCAGGCCGCTCGTCGTATCTGCGTCTGCCGTCGACGCGTCGCCAATTCACGGACGCACTGTCGCCTTCGATCGGAGCGTATCGATACTCGCGAATGATCGCTGTCTCACCACGCTCGTGAAGGCCAGGCACTGTGCTGGTTACCGACTCGACGGTGAAGTTGACCTGGTTGAGTTGCACTGGGCCGACGATTGTCGATTCGCTTGCTGGCTGGAAAGCGAACAGGATTGTCTTGAGACTTGGTTGCGACGACGAAGCGTGTGCCGATGGTGGGGATCCTGGGGCCGAGGCTCGTTTGCGTCTACGCAGCGAGGACCTCGCACGCTTGCGAACAAACGCACCCGCCTTGCTCAATGCCCTGCGTTTCGCACGCTTGAGTGCTGTGATCACCTTAGGGCGATCAAAGAACGATTCTCGCACCTGAAATGTCACGTTCATGGGGTGAATTTCTCCACGGCTACGAGCGGTTCGTCGTAATAGACCCGGGTCAATTCCACGCCCGCAGCGTTGTGGACAGCGACGGAATAGACGTACTCACCCGAAACAAGCTGGCCCGATGCGGCGCGTGGCATCTCGCAAGTGAGCGTCCATTTGCCCGATCCGATGTCCGTGGCAAATCCGGTGACCGCGAATGCGTTGGTTCCGTTTTTCCCACCGAAGTGGACGGTAACCGCCCCAGCAGACATGCCAGGAATCGCGGAGATCGTCCAGACGAATGCAGTACCATGGGCCGCGAGGTAATCGTCGCCGATGATGATTTGGTCGACGGTTCCCTTCGCGGTGACTGGGCCAGCATAGGAAACCTTGCCAGCGGTGATCGTGTTGGTCTTGTCCGCGATCGCTTTTTCGAGCGACAAGTACCGACCGTGCTCGACCGGGATCACCTGCACTCCACTGGTCGAGGACTCCGGAAAGAAGTCTGCGGTGGTTCCGTTGGTCTCTGCTGACGTCACATCGAACAGATAATAGCCGTCCTCAAGCTCAGTCGGATTGGTGTCCGTAAGCGCAGAGCGAGCCCCACCGTCGAGTGAGACTCGGCAAGTGATGTTCGCGGCATCGCCAGTCACCGGCGCGTTGGTAGACCGGTTAAAGGCGAAGACTTTCAGTGTTCCGGCAGTGTTTCGGTACATGATTAGGTGATGGTCAAAAGGCCGTTGACTTGGTCGAAGTCCGTGGTGAAGGTCTCACCAGCGTTGAGCGTGATCGAGGATCCGTAGTCGTACCAACCGATCAGCGGTTTGGCTGGACTCGTTGGCGTGTCGTCATAGACGGCGACGTAGCGGAATGGCCCGACAGATCCACCGCTAGCAGTGACAACCAAATCGGCCACCGTGAGCTTGTACACTCCCCCCGACTGGGTGCTGCTGCTGGTGGTGATGTTTCGAGTGCTTGCGTTGGTATAGCTGATCTCGGTCAGATCGGCCAAAACTGCGTTCGTCGCAACCGGAGCGACATTCGTCAAAGCGATCTTGAGTTGATCCGACGCAAGGTTGATCTTGCCCTCGGCGACATTCTTGGTGAACGATTGAAACTTGTTGAACGCTGCCATTACTGAGGTCCTCGCATCATGAACAGGTAGTAGTAGGGGGCGACTCCAGAAGCGGAGCTAGTTAGGTTTGCGTCGGAAACGACTAGGAGGTACTGAGCTCCATCGGCTGAGATCTTGCGACCGGCCAGCAGCGATGCGGCAAAGTTGTCGAGTTGCAGTTGCATCGAGCCCGCGTTGAGTTTAATCGTCCGCAGCAGCTCGGCGTTGTTGCCAGCAAGGAAGCAGATCGCTTGGTCTGCCGTCAGCTTTCGATTAGCGATCAGTCCAGCGTCGGTGCCAGTCAGAGCGTACGCCGCAGCTCCGCCATCGAGCAGTCGAGCGCAGAGCGTCGCAGCATCGTTGCCGGTTGCGTTGTAAGTAGCTGGATCGGAGGACAGCAGGCGGCTTGCAAGTGTGTTGGCGGCATTGCCGGAGAGTATGTATTGAGCTTGATCGGCAGCAAGCGATCGAGACGCGAACAGACCTGCCGATTGGCCGGACAGGGTGTAATTGCCAGTGTCGCACGCAAGTACCAACGCACCCAGCAGTGCTGCATAACTGCGCCGCAACGGCGGCTGGTATCCCATGCCCCCGCCACGGTCTGCTTGGTAGGTGGCAAGTATTTCCTGCGCCGTCCATGGTCGGCTGTAAATGCGAATGTCGTCGAGTTGGCCGTCAAAAAATAAAGGAGATGAAGCTCCAGTACCAATAGTATTTACATTCATGCCACCGCTAGATGCCGCTGCATTTGTTGCAGATTGAACTAACAACCCGTTATAATACCAAGCAACTGTTGTTCCAAGTCCAACAACTGTAATAGCTGACCAGTCTTGGGTGTTGCGAGAAGAAGCTGTTAAATCAAATGTATATGTCCCAACTGCGACGCGCAACGATGTAGCTGTGGTAGTACCAAATAGACGTATATGATTAACATTATTGGAGTTATTACCAAGAATCATTCCCCCAGTGTTTCTTGCTTTTAGCCAAAAATTGACTGTAAAGCCAGTAGACATTGTTGTGCTAACTGACGTCGTGGTAACGCGATCATTCACCCCATCAAAATCCAGCGCAAGCTGGCCACCACTCGTGACTAACGCATTGTTGCCGTTGTTCGCAAAGTTCAACAACTGCCCATGGTTTCCGAATCCCGATACGTCCGGCGACTGCAACTGGTTATGCGCGAACGAGGGGCACCAATGGCCCTGTAGCCCGTGCCCCATCCATTCATAACCGGGTTGCCAATAGTTCAACATCAGGTAATCGTGTCCCCTTCGTGTGTCTCAGCCATGAGTTGGCACACGCACCCGATTCCAGTGAAATTGATGAATCGAAATTCGTACTGATCGCCACCCGGAATCCATATTCGGCGAACATCGGCGAGGTTCGTGAAGTTGTCTCCGCTTGCATTTGCAATCCGCCAGTTTCGCTCGACGGTCCATGACGTGCCCGAACCACCGCAGATTCGATTCCACTGGATGTCTGAGGTCGTGCCGCTAAAGACGCAAACAGTGTCTCCGATTGCTAGAGAACCGGCTGCTGCAACCGTGACTGTGTTTGCGTTGGTCGCGAGAGCAGCACTGATTGTGGTCGCCGATGCGGCAGTCGTTGGGCCTTGTCCGACGACATCGAAAATAGTCGCAGGCACGACATCCGTGTTGTTGTCCGTGGGCCGAATCGCAAAATAAGCAGCGCGGCTTGGAGTGCCGGATTGGCGACCAATGAAAGCAGTGATCCAGGCCCCGCGTCGTTCGCGCAAATCGAGCAGGCTAGCAGCGACGACAATGTTCGAGGTCGCGACTCGCTGAGCCGAGATGATCGTGGTGAACGATGGCGTTGTTGGCTTAACGGTGCTTGACATTACAGGACACCTCCGAGCGACTCAACGTCTTGGCCTGTGATCGTGTCTGATTGCTCACCGGCGGCTAGCAATGGTGCTGCCTGCTGAAAGGTAAGTCCCAGGCCCACCGGTTGCGGTCGGGTCAATGCGGCTCGTACATTTGGATCGCCGAAATTCGGGAGGCTGCTTTCGGGGTTACCGGGCCCCATGAACGACACCATTACGCTAATGATCGGATTCACCTTGGCCGCAGATTCCAAAGCAGCCAGCACTTGTGCTGCCATCGCTGGATCATGGCTATAAATTGCGACGATTCCCAGTTTGGAAATCTGCAATGGCTTCGGCACCTTGGGAGCGAGCTCGACGCATCGCACCGCGCAGTCGCCGTATCGGCCTTGCTGAAAAAGTGCCGTCGCTTGCTCATCGAGCTTGATCAGTTGTCGAAGCGATTGATTGTCAATTTGCATTGGATTGCGGAAGCGTCACAACGACCACCGGCAGCAGCCCCTTGAGTGCATGCAGGTCAGCGCGTGTGATGCTTGGTTTGGGTTGGTCTTTTCGGTAGGGATTGAAATCGATCGCTCGATAGGGTTGAGCTCGTTTTGGACGGAACAGGTTGGCAAACTGTGCGATGATTTCGGAGGTCTGATCCCACTGGGCCAGGTTGACTTCATTCGCCATCCAGGTCAGTTCACGCAGGGAAAATGGCCCTGGATCTACTCCGACTCGGGCCGCGAGTCTGAGGATGACGGGCCAGTATCCGAACTTGTATTCATCGCTTTCGAAATGATGGCTTCGAGCTTCTTCATCTCCTCGTCGATCGCTGTATCCAACAGCCCCTCGTTGATCGCTTTCTTGATCCGTTGAGCCCTCGCCTCCTGCAGTTTCTGGCCCGCGCCGAGCATCTGGCGAGCCAGGGCTCGGCGATTGGACTCCGGGAGGAATTCGACCAGTGCCTCCTCGAATGCCGTTAAAGCATGGCCCAAGGAGTCGCTCATGAGAGCTTTGCCGAACGCAGCTGCGTCGACCGAGAGTCTTTCGGCCACAGGCCGCACGAGCTCATAGATGACATCGATCGTCAGACAGATGTCGTTTTTCAGTTTTTCGATCGAGTCCTCAGAGGCCAGCACGGTGGCGAGATCGATACCGCAAGCGGCCCGCACGCGTCGGACAGCGTCTACATCAATGCGAATTTCCCAGCTACGGGCTTCGCAATCCTTGAACATTGGCATGGTCGAGTTGCCTTTTCAGGGTTGCTATTGAACGAAACGAATCGCTCGAATGGTGCTTCGAACGATGGTGAATTGAGTGCAGTTGTAGTCGTCAGCCTTGATTCGTTTTCCTGGATCCATGTAGACCCAGGAACCGACAACGATGTGGTTTTTGTCTTGCGAAATCACGCGTCCATAGACGGTGAATTCGAGCGGACCGTGCGAAGATTCCCCGTGGTCGAGAAAATCAATCGCAATCTCATCCCCTTTGCGGACTCGTGGAATAGGCATCGCCGACCCCGCTGTGGAAGTGTGTTACGAAACCACCGACGCACTAAGCGGACGGTGCAACGATCAACCACGCTGGATCGACCAACGCGGCAGGATTACCAACCTTGGTTCGGCTCAAGCTGACGGCAACGTCGAACTTGGTGTGTCCTTCAAGCGGTTGATCCATCGGGAATTCCATTATCTCCCCAGGGAACGTCAGTCCTTGCGATCCAGAGGGGCCAGGCGTGGCAATCACGTTGTCCATGATCGCCCAATGCCAAATGGTTCGATTGATGAACGCTTGGCGAATCGCGGTAAATACCGTGTCGTCCGGGTCGCCGTTGTACAACAGCGAGAAGTTCAGCCCGAT